CCCGATGATTCGTGTGATCTTGTCGGCGCCCTGCCAAATAATTTCATCGAACGCCTGGTTCTGCTCGCACAGCGACATGGTTACCACGCGTCGCGTACCGCCGTCTCGGGGCAGTAAACCGAGGTTCATCATCGAGAACTGCAACGAGTCTCGGCCGTAGTAATCCAAGTCCGCCTGAATCTGCTCTGGCGTGATGATGCCTCGGTACGGATTGGTTCCTTTCGGAAACTTCGCGTTCGGCGTGTCGTACCCGCACAGCTGGACAGCAACCCCTCCTGGCGCCCGCGTTCTCCAGGTGCGTGTCTGCTCAAGGTATTCAATGCCTTCCCAGCCGCCCATCGTAGAGTGCGGCTCGCAGACTACCCCAAGCGCATCGTTCCGGTCCTTGGGATTCCCCATCGCGATTAGCTTGAACTCCGGATTCTTGCGAAGGTTTGCGACTGAATCAAGGAACCCCCGGCTCATTAGAGACGCCTCGTCTGCAATCAGCATCACTCGGTCGTTCTTGAGCCCGACGTAGTTCGAGAGACCAACGAACGTACCGCCAACCTTGCACGCCACGCCGATGATTCCGTCGCGGAAGTCCTGCGCCTCGGCGTCTTGGTCAGAACTAGTCAGGATGAACCGGCTCTCGATAACGCGCCCAGGAAGCCATTCCCGGCGGGCCTTGGCCTTGTTGTGCAACTCCTTGATAGAGCCCCAGATTCGCAGCTGGAGACCCTCACGCGTCGTTGACGACATGATGATCGAGGTGCCAGTCGGGTAGATGTAGAACGTGCAGAGCCCGAATGCTGCGGAGGTGTAGGTCTTCCCAGATGATCCTGGGCCCATGATTCCAACCTCTTGATTTTCCGCGAAAGTCTTAATCAGCAGGTCAGACCAGATGTGCCAATCGAAGTGAGGCCAAAGCGCCGTCATGGCTGCTTTAAAGTGATGATATTTCCCGCATCCGTACTTGACGCCGCCGGACATTATGTAACCGCCGCGACGAACCATTTCGGCTTCGATGAGAAAGCGGTCTTTTGTACGCCACGGTATAGACAGGTAATCTGGGCTTTCATTCATCTTGCGGGAATGCTGCTGCGGCCTTTCAATACGTTCAAGCGTCATGGTCGCAGAAAAAAATCGCATAGTAGATGGCCTCCTCACCGCTGAAGGTGGGGTGGATAGCGGTTTTTCGCCCTCACTCATTCAACCGAACCAGCTAGCATGGGCGGTGAACACGACGGTGCGCGGAGGATTCCCGAAAGCGCGGCCGGGGATTTGGACCAAGCTGCTGACGTTTAACGATCCCGCCGTTCTCTACAACGGAGGTTACTACAACGCTGCGGTGCAATCGGCGTTTAAAGAGGGGTTTTTTCAAGGGTGCGGATCTTACACCAACGACAACGGAGACCCCTACATTTACGCTTCAATCGGAGGCAAAGTCTTCCAGATCGACATAGGAAATAATTTCCTAGTCACAGATCAAACTCCGCAAACAAGCACATTTTCCGTAAGCACACGCGGCCGCGTGTCAAATGTTGCGACTTACGTCTGCGGAGCGCCGCATGGATTATTTCCAGGAATGGTGGTGCGACTTCCGGAACCTGTCGGAGCAAGTTTTTCCGCAGGATTTTTCGGAGACTTTATTGTCCAGACGATTCCCAGCCCAACAACTTTCACGACCTACAGCCCAGGAGTTGATGCCGGACCTCTTCTGGGGCCGAATTTCACCGGATATTTGCTAGCGGCAAATAATCCGAATGCGGATCACGTTTACTTTCAGCAGGCAGAGAACTGGTTAATCATTCAAGACGAGCAGAATGCGCCATATCTCTACGACGGAACTTCGTTTAGACGAGCTGCAAGCAATGAGGTTCCCGTTGGAGGCCCGATGGCTTATGGAAAAGGCCGGCTCTGGGTTGCCAATGGATCGGAATACTACGGCGGAGACCTAGTCTACGGCGATCCTGCTTTTGGTCGAGACAGCGTGATTCGATTTACGGAAAACACGTTTATCAATGAAGGCGGCGCCTTTGCGGTCTCAAACGGTCCAATTACAGGGCTGGCATTCGCGGCCAACCTGGACACGTCCCTTGGCGACGGCGACCTGCTGGTTTTCACCCCGACCGCCACTTACGCGTTCAACGCGCCTGTGGACCGGGATGTTTGGAAGGATCTCAGTTATCCTATCCAGCGATTTGCACTCCTGAATTTCGGATCGTTCAACCACGAATCCATCGTGCCGGTGAACGGCGATCTATTCTTCCGCGCTCAGGACGGTATTCGCTCGTTGATCTACGCCAGGCGCGACTTTACTGAGCTTGGAAATACACCGATCAGCCGGCAGGTTACTCGTGCGATAGCTTACGACACGGATTTTTACCTGACGGCTGCTAGCTCCGTAAACTTCGACAATCGGATGCTGATGACCATTCAGCCTCAGAAGGTCAACAACCGAGGCATCGTACACCGAGGAGTCGTGGTGCTGGACTTCGATCTTGTCTCTGGCATAGGCAGAAAACTCCCGCCGGCATGGGAGGGGGTCTGGACTGGAGTCGATGTGTTCCAGATGCTGACAATCCGAATCCAGAAGCAAGAACGCTGCTTCATGTTTGGACTGAATCAAGGGGACATCGGTCTGTTTGAGGTCACGAAGAACGGCCAGTTTGACTTCGATGGGTTCGATGATGTACCGATCGACTGGACCATTGAGACCCGCTCACTGACGTTTGGTGAACCCACAAACAAGAAGCGCCTTGTTAGCGCCGAGCAGTGGTATGACCAGGTGATGGGCAACATCGAGGCCAAGGTCTACTTCAAGGCTAACGAGGGCGAGTGCTGGCAACCATGGGCCGAGATCAAAGATTGCGCCAAGTACCGCAACTGCGAGCCAGGCGAGATTTCCTGCCCTCCTGCGGTGATTAACTGCCAAGAGGTCAAATACTACCAGCCTCCAGCCAGATCGCGAATTGCCCTCCCACAGCCTCCGGACAAGTGTGACGTGCAGACCGGCGGATTTACCCGCGATGGCTATGAGTTCCAGTTGCGCTACGTGAACACTGGCCGCTTCCGACTCAAGCGCGTGGCGATGGTTGCCCAGCGACTCCAAGAGGATATTTACGGCGACCTCAGCCGCGTCGCCTGCCCGTTACTCTCCGAATAGTATGCCTTCTTCAAACCCAGTCGATTACGGCGCCGATCCCTGTGGACTAAGAAACAGCGCGTGGGCGATCAATGAATGCCTATTCGCTGCGCTGCGCTGCGATTTTCCAGTGGGGACATTCCTACTTGGATCGAGTCCTGGGGCGAAGATCATCGACCGTGTCCGCACCGCAGGCGTTGCGACGTTCAACACGTCCACACCGCACGGGCTCGTTGTCGGCGAGAAGATCACCTTGTACGGGTTTACGGACGCTAGCTTCAACGGTACCGGGCCGTTACAGTTTGGGTTTGCGGTTCTCAGTATACCTACTCCGACGCAATTTACAGCAGCGGTTCCTGGAGCTGATGCACCTCTGGTAACCGAAGATGGTTGGATCAACCTGATCGGCGGCGGTTACACCTCGTCACTTGTGATGGGATACCCACCGTTGACGGGCGTCATCAATAACATCGCATTCACCGGCCAGGGCATCGGTAAGACCACCCTGAAGTTTGCCGACCACACCTCCACGAAAAGAGGGGACACTTACGGCTTCAACATTCAAATGCTGAAGACCTTAGGGAATTACCCAGGGTTTGGAGTTGTAGGGGCACCTGGAGCTTATGCAGGTGCGCCGCTAGACAGCATCAACTGTAAAAACACTCTAATCGAAGGAATCACGTTTGACGGCAACTACGCCAACAATTCGGTCGCAGACACTAAGATAATTTCCATTCAACGAACAAGCGGTGTAAACACTTACAATACGGCGTATCCACACTTCATTACACCGACTACAACACCGGCCTACACTCCTCCGGTTGTTCCTGCTCCGTACACCAATGTTAGCGCAGTCAACCAGTACATAAGTAATGTAATTACAGTTGGACCAGGAAACGATTCTTCGTTTGTTGGATTTGGTCAGGTTGAAAACATTACCTCGATGTCTTTTCAACGCGATCTCAGGGCTGTAATTATTGGTGCACTTAGGGTAAATTACATTACTTTCAGCTACATAACACTAACAAAACACCCGTCTTGGAACTTTGGATTTACCGTTGGTGATTCAATCATTGTCACGGGGATGACGGATGCAACATTCAACGGAACTTTTACGGTTGCAGGGTTTGTTTCAGCCAACGAAGTTTACTTTCTTGATACTGCACCAAATCCAACCATTACGCTTCCCGCTCAAAACGGACGCGTCTACTCTCCGACACAATACCCAGATGTCTTGTTGACGGCTCAATCAACAGCTGGCGTAAACTCGTCATTCACCGTCGCGGGAATCAACCACGTCGGCGAGAACGCGCTCATTCAGAACAACCAGTTCTACGATTTTGGAGTTGGAATTGCGGATGCCGAGACGTTTATCGTGAAGTCGTTTCTTCCGATGAATGTTCCTGACAACACTCAGGGAGCAAGAGTGCTGAACAACGATTTCAGCTACCAAGGACGCAACTCGATTCAAAGCACCCTGTACCCCGGTAGCGCAGAATCGAACACTCAGTGTGTGGTTGGCGGGTTTTCGAGTCTGATTAACCCGATCAATGTGGTTTCTCGCGTTGGTGGAATTGCGACGTACACCTGCGTGATGAAGCACACGTTGAGGGTAGGGGATGTAGTGATCGTAAATTCTTTTTCAAACCCCACTTTCAACGGAACTCTGACCGTAATCTCGACTCCAGACGCGTTTCGATTTACTGCTAGCACAGGTGGACCAGACGTACTCCCTGGCCTCTACCTCGACGGCCAGGTAATCATGCTCCGAAGCCAGCGCATCTTTGCATCAGGATGTGAGTTCAAATACAACCGGGTTCAGGGTGGCCCTAATCCAGTTGACCAGCAGAGTCCGGTTACTGCTATCACCGTTCGTGAAGCCAACGGTGCGGATATCAGCTACAACAATTTCGACGGGTTCCGTGGCACCTGCTTCTACGTCGATTCCTACCAGCACAAGGGAACGCATATCCATCACAACTCGGCACTGAACATATCAGCGTTTATCGCCTTGGTTGTGCAAGATTGGTTTACGTTGATTTCAGGTGTTCCAACTATCACTAATCCAGAGGCTTACTCAACCTTGATTTCAGGGCACAAGGATATGTTGATCGAGAACAACGATGTTCTCCTGACAGGACCGGGATCGTGGTTCTACCAGACCGCGTACACCCCCTTGGACGCCGTTTTCCTGGTCAACAACCATGATGTCAACAAGTCCACCTGGTACTATCCGACGGACTACCAGATACCGATTAGGCCACTGGCTCCGCCGGCCCCATTTCCGACAGGGGCGTCAAGAGACGCAGCTGGTATATCGACGTTCACCACGGTTTCCCCGCATGAACTTCAGGTGGGAATGGAAATTTCGATGGTTAGCGTGGCAGACGGCACGTTTAACGGCGTGTTTACCGTCCTTTCAACACCTTCGACCACGCAGTTTACGGTTAATAACCCGGTGGGTCCGCTTCCAAATACGCCAGTCACGTCAGGAAGCGGTTTCCTCGGCATCAACAGCCCGATCAACTTCCCGTGGGAAATCAAACCCATCGGATTCCAGCGCACCGCCGGAGTGGCCACGTACACGACGAACAAGGCGCATCAGATACTCCTTGGATACCACGTAACCGTTGAGGGGCTCAGCAACGCTTCGTTCAACGACCAGGTGATCGTGACCGGAACACCGACGGCCACGACGTTTACCTGCGCGAGTCCTGGGCCAGACGTAGCGTTCACCTCCTCGATCGGCAACTTCTTCCGGTACGTCGATAACATTCAGATTGGATGCAACGACGTCCGAAGGCTCAGTGGGCAAGGTTTGGTCCGCAATAACGGAGGCCAGTTCGGTAACGCATTTCTCACAGGGCGCCCGAACCGCTGTGTTGCGCCTCTTGAGCAGTTTTTCTATTTCGATTGTCCCGAGGGCTGTTTGGCGCTTGAATGCGACCCAGGCCCGTGTAAGCCAAACGACTACCTTTACCGCATCTAACCATGCCAACCATTGACATTTCCGCTGGCACACTGCCGCCACCAACCTGCTACGCCTCGGAACAGGATCGGCTTGACGCCTACGCCGCCGCGTTGATTGGCAACCTGAACACTGGAGCAGAGTGGGCAAGCTCTCAGACCGTGCCCGGGAACACTGGACTCTACTGGCTTCGTACCGACATCAGTAATCGCCCAGTTGAGGTGTTGAAGTTTTCGTCGGCGGCCGGAGATGCTCAGTTCATTCGACTGTCGAGTGAAGTGGTGTTTGCCGGAACTGCTAGCGGCGCCGCTGGAGCTTACGCAGTCATAAACTCGCCGCCATATCCAAGCCCAGGGTCCGCCTATCGGACCGGCCAGATTTACACCTTCCTTGCGAATCACACCAACACTGCCGGCTGTACGTTGAACGTCGATGCTCAGGGCGCCAAGACGATCACAAAGGACGGCACAGCGGCGCTAATAGCAAATGACATCCTGATTGGGCAGGTGGTTTCAGTGCTGTACGACGGGGTGAATTTCCAGTTGCTTACGCAGAAGCGAGATTTTACACGGCTGAGTTTAAAGCAGTTTTTGACGTATGCTTCAGCACCAATACCAATCGTTCAGAATGGCGATTTAATGCCGTTCAACCATGGTTTTGGCGTGATGCCGTTCATGGTTCGAGCCGTGCTAATTCGTCAAACTGGTGTCCCGGGTTCGTTTAGTACCTTTACCGATTCACTGCCAAGCCCTGCGGTGACTTTTCTTTGGTACGAAGGCCAAGAGGTTGACTGCTTAAATTTCGTTGCGGATCGAACAAGCGACTTGCCGGCCTTCAAATATCTTTGCGATCCAGCTCAAGTTAATGTCCAAGCGGTTGCGTTTAATTCGACTCTTGGCGGCATCATTTTTCCCTACATGACACCGCCGCTTGGAACCTCAAGCAACGCGTCAGATTACAGAATCAAAGTCTACGCTACCGCACTAAACCCGGCTTACGTCCCATGAGAAAAACCCTCGCCCAAGCCAAGAACTCCACGATCCCGCAGGCAGTCGGTCTGGCCACCTGCGACGAGCGTTTCGTCCAGCTGCTCAACGAGGCTCAGGCTCGCTTGGCGGACATGGGCAAGTGGTGGGGTACGTACAAAAAGCTGCGCGTCTGCGTCACCGCTGGCTGCATCACCTGGCCTCGCGAGGTTAAGACGATCGAGGCGATGAACCTCTGCGGCTACAACATTCCCATCCAGAACCAGTGGTACGAGTTCCAGACGGACACCCGGGCACCGCGCACCGGATGTGGCCGTGAAGGATGCGAGCAAGATCAGTTGCTGGATCGCGGCATGGTGACGCAGTTTCGGGATTTCACAGGCGCGTCCAAGATTCGTATCTACCCGCAGCTAGCAGCTGATGCAGGTAAGCGCGTGCTACTTCAGGGTTTGAATACTGCCACCAACCAGCCGATCCGGACCTTAGATGCGGTAACTGGAGAGTACGTCTGGGGTGAGTACGTGACGCTGCCCAACCCATCGGTGGTCGCATACGTCGAGACATCCGCAATAAACATCTTCAAGATGCCAGGTCTGACTGGCGCCCAGAAGCCGTTGACCCAAGGGAGTCTAACGATCAACGCGGTTAACACGACGACCGGCGTACAGACCCAGATCGCCATCTGGGGCCCGAGCGAGCAGAACCCTGAGTACCGACGCACCTACCTTGTCGGGATGCCCGAGGTCTGCGGTGGGACCAACTCGTGCAGCACAACCCAGGACAACTGCTGCATCGACAACGGAGACGGCTGCGTGCCAGCAGACGAGGCTTGCACCAACACGGTCGTGGAAGCGATCGTTCGTCTGGACTTCATACCGGCGATCGTTGATTCAGACTGGCTGTTTATCGGGAACCTCCAGGCGATCAAGCACATGATGAAAGCCATCCAGAAGGAGGATCGCAACCAGTACACCGAGGCTGAGCGCGAGATCCAGCTAGCACTGCGGTCGCTTCGGAATGAGCTTGAGGCGTACAGCCCCAACGAGCGCAGCGTAATCAACGTGCAACCTTTCGGGTCTGCCAAGATTCAATATCGGTTCGGTGGATTCATCTGATGACTCTGATGACTGAGGAGCTTCCAGTAGCCGTTCAGCCCGTTACGTGGCTCGACATCCTGACGGATGAGACCATCACGTTCGACGATCGTCTGGACAGGTGGGAAGCGTTCGTGGCGAATCTTCCGCAGCAGGAGTGCCCACTGAAGCACACGTTCCCAGAGGGGATGTACGTGCGTGAAATCTTCATGCCGGCTGGGTCAATCGTAACCAGTCGCATCCATAAGTTCGACAACCCGTTCTTCATCACTAAAGGCAGGGTCACAGTCATCAGCGAGAACGAAGGTCTAGTTACCTACGTAGCGCCGTATTCTGGCATCACGAAGCCAGGAACCCGCCGTGTGCTGTTTATCCATGAAGATACCACTTGGACGACGGTCCACTTAAACCCCAGCAATAAGACGGATCACGAAGACATCCTGAACGACATTGCGTCCGTGAGGGAAAATCAATACTTACTATGTCAATATTCGCATCAGCAGTTGGGCCAGTAATCGCAGGCGGAATTGTGTCGGCAGGGATTGGTGCCGGTATGTCGGCATCGTCTGCTAGCGCCTCGCGCCGGCAGGCCCGTGACGCCGCTAACCTCCCGGGAATCAACATTGGCTCAGTGATGGGAGAATCCTCCCTAAACGCGCCTCGTGCCCGTGAGATGGAGGCTGAGCGAAATGCGATTAGTCGCGCCCAGCTTCTGGAGTCGCTCGGTATTCAGATTCCTGGTTATCAGGAAGGCCAAGCTCAGCGCACGCAGAACGCGCTAGCACTGCTTCGAGGGGAATTGCCACCTGATGTCGCGGCGCAGATTCAACGTAGGGCGGCCAGCCAAGCTCTTGAGAAAGGGTTTGCTGGAAGCGGAGCCGGAAAGAATTTGGTTCTTCGAGACCTCGGTCGGGGTTCTTATGAAGCCGCAAGACTCGGTGAACAACAATTCGCCAACATCATCGGAACCACACCAATGGCACCGCTGGCCAACTACGAGTTCACTCCGCAACAGATAGCAGCCCTGCGAGGCGGTGAGCGTGGCGCCCAGCAACAGGCGCTGCTTGGTGTTGCCGGTATGCCAAGCGGAACTGGTGTCGCGGGTCAGGCGTTGGGATCGCTCGGATCAGGGTTGACCAATCTTGGATTTGCTCAGCTGGGGGCGCAAACTCGCGCTAATGCTGGCACAGGTGGTGATTGGGATTATTCAACCGGAATGCCGACAGGTTACGGTCGCCAAGGACTAAGCTAAAATTTTATGGCAAACCCCTTCTCAGGACTCGAAAACATCGGGCAATCGTACCTTCAAGGCGTGCAGTTGGCGAATCAACGCCAGGCCAGGGAGGAAGCAGCAGCGCAGCGTGGTGAAGATACGCGGATGCGAGGGCAGTATTATCAGGATCTGGTTGACCAGCGGCGAGAGGCGGCGGCGTTGGCGGCAACAGGGCGCGCGGATGAGTTAAAACGGCGAACTGACGCAGACGTGTTAGCAGCAAAGCAGCGTGACGACACGCTGGGACTTAAATTTGGAAAAAGCCTTGTCCGTGATGCAAAAGGAAACATTGACCTGATTGCATCTGCCGCCAAATTAGAAGAATCTGAAAGTCAAGACAAATTCAACGAGACCGCTGGATTAGCCGCAGCCCTTGGAAAACCTCTAGAGGGAATTGACCCTAATATCCTTAAATCCAAATCATATCAGAGGGGCGTGGCGCTAGGGATGGTGGAAAATCTGAAGAACGATACCGCGCTTCAAAAGGTTCTGGCGTCGCAAGGGGGGATGTTACTGCAACCGAAAGCGATACCGGCAGATCTTGAGCCAGCAATCAGTGGGCCGTCACAAGACACCGAGTTAAACGTGTTGAATGAGATTAGGCAAACACAAGGTGTCCCTGAAACTTTAGTTCAACCGCCTGCAAGGACTTCTCTTAAAAAACCTCCAGAAGGATATCAATATATTGACATTGGAGGAGGCAAAACAGCCCTTATAAAGATACCTAAAGCAACGAAGTCAGATCGGCCGGTTTTCGTTAAAACCGTCAAGGTGAAAGATGCTGAAGGAAACGAAACTGAAATGAAGTACACAAAGGAGGAGGTAGATGCTGGACTTGATAGGCTCGTTGCGCCGCCTGCTTTACCTGCCTCCACGAATGCGGCTATTTTAAGAGTAATCGGTGGCGCCGGAAACAGATCCATTCAAAGATAACCAGCCATGCCTAAGCTCGTTGACGTTGAGAATATCGGGTTGATCGAAGTGCCCGATGACATGGGTGAAAACGAGCTTCTGGAGTTCGTTGGTACGTTAGATCAAGGCGCGCTACCCGCCGCAGGATCCGCGCTGATGCGCGAAGGTGGCCGCATGGTCGGTGGAGGTATGATGGGCCTGACGCGTGTAGGCCTCGAAGAGCCAGCGCCATTAATCTCAGCAGCACAGGCTGAAAGCCCAGCTGCGATGGCGGCCTACGAACGTAGGCAGGCAGCCTGGGAAAAGCGCGTCAAGGAGGTGTCGCCGGAGGAAACCATGGCTCGTGCAGCGATGCTTGAGGCCAGCCCGACATTCCAGATGGGCAAGGCGCTTCAAGAGGGCGCAAGAGAAGCATTCCCAGTCAATCCCCTTCGAGAAGATGATTTTCTCACCCAGGTCGCCAGCGGACTAGGGTCACTTCCTGTGTCGATAGTGCCTGGTGTCGGGCAAGCGGCTTACGCATTCAGCACCGCAGAAGATGCGGCTCAACGCGCTGGCCAGTTTTACGACGCCAAGATCGCGCAGGCATTGGCTGAAGGGAACATAACAGAGGTCAATCGCCTACAAGCTGAAAAGCCTACCAAACAGTACCAAGCGGCTTTTTACACTGCGCCGATTGGTGGGCTTACGGAGCGAGCTATCGGAGCGGTGCCGGCAATCAATCAGGCGATAGCGGGCAAGGCAGGAAAAAACCTCCTAGAAGATATCTTAAAACCGTTGGTCGGAGAAGCTGGTCAGGAGGGGTCAGAGCAATGGCTTGGCAACGCAGTCGCCAGGAAGACTTACAACCCCGATCAGAAACTAAGCGAAGGCGTTTATGATTCGACTTCAGTCGGCGGAACGGTAGGTGGCCTGGTTGGATTAGTGACTGGCGGAGCAGGCCGTTATGGACGAGTTCGTAGGATGGGCCAGATCCAGGAGCAACGCCTTGTCGAAGGGCCTGCACCTGGAGGGCAGCGCCTTCAGGAAATCATCGACCGCCAAGCAGCCGGCGTCGCTGCTATCGGCGGCGATCCCAACCTCCCACTACCCAACGCCACCGCCACTCTCGCTGGCATCAACTCCGGCGGCGCGCCTTCTGGGTCGATAAGGATCGTGCCTCCAGGTGCGGCCGTTGTGCCTCTCGAAGAGGCCGCCGTGATTCCAGAGATGCAGCTGGAGACGGACGTAGCTGATGAGGAGACCCCAGCTGAAGTTACCGCTGTTGCTCCTGAGACGGTCGCTGCCTCCGAGACATCGGTCTCCGCCACTCCCACCGAAGTCCAGCCGCTGACGGTTGAGGAGACCAACGAGTACAACGGGATCGTTGACTTCCTTGATGGAGCGTCTGCGTCCGATATGCTTGAGGAGGAGCAACTGGATCGCTTCAAGGAACTCGCCGGCCGTGTTAGCGAGCTGGAGCGGGCGGGCTTTGATTTCGATGAGACTACGGGGTGGACTAAGCCTGGGGCTGCGGCGACCCCCGCCGTGGCAAAAACCCCCGCCGTGGCAGAAACGCCAGCTGCGCCACAGGAGCCAACCCCGTTCAAAGCGGCGCCTGATTTCCGGTACACGATCACGGAGGTCCCAAATTACGGATTAAGCCCACTTTTATACGAAGACGCGGACTTCGAGTTGGAGGTCCTTGAAGCCCAGGCAGAAAAAGGTCGCCTAACCCCAGAAAGGTTTGCTCAATCTGAAATCGGAAGGCGGATGGACAGCGGTCAGATGAGTGGTGTTAATAGTGGTCTAAAGGTAGATCCCGTTGGGACCATCAAAGCCTTGAGGGCCGCGCTGGTTCCTGCGCCGACTACGACTCCCACTCCCGCTGCTGTACCCACCTCACGCACGTTCCCGTTCCAGAACCGCACCGTGGATGGGATGATTGATCGTGACACTGGCGACATCGTTGCCTTCGCTAAGTCGATCGTTGGTACACCTAATGAGCGCGGATCGATACCTAAGTACACCATCAAGGTTGATGAGGACGTCACGATTGAAGCGCAGTCCGAAAAGTCACTCGACAATGCTCTTCAGAAGATTTCCAGCGGCGCTCCAGTTCGCGTGTTCCGGAACGCCGGAAAAGGCGTGACGTTGGATTTCAATAAGCCAGGGCCGGTGACGCCGGCTCCTGCAAAACCACCCACCGCCGCCCCCGCACCCCGCCCCGCCCCAGCTGCTACCCCCGCAATCGCCAACCAAACCGTTGACCACGGGAAGTACGCCGCCCTCTTAGTCAAAGACCTCTTCGCGCAACAGCCGGACTACGCCATGTGGCTGGTCCGAAGCACCAGGAGCGCCGCCCCTGGGTCGCGCTCGCGCCAAGTTGGCGACTACATTAACTCACTGCCGGAATACCAGAACGCGGTCACAGAAGAGAGAGCGAAAGCCGAAGCAATCCTTACCGATGAAAACCAATCCTTCCTCAATGGCCTCAAGATTAACGCCCGGCAGAACCCAGATGGTAGCATCACCCTCCGGGGTAAGACTTACGACCGCAAAGAAGAACTCACCAATGCCGGCGGACGATATTCCCAAATCGGGAATGACAAGTTCTACACCATCTCTGCCGCCGGTCTTGGGCAGTTTATCGAGCGATCAAGAGCTGATTCGGGAGCTGCTGGCGGACAAAGAAGTAGTAGCCCGGCTTATTCCCGTGATGTTGAACTCCGAAAACTCCGAGAGAATGCGGACAACCGGCCCGACCGAAGCGGATTGGACGGAGGCGTTGACAAGTATCTTGGCGTAGAAACTCAGGAGCTTATCCGCCAAGGCGAAGAGTTTGGCATCCCGAGAGAAGTTGGAGATGAGCAGATTGAAGACGCGGCCATGATAGTGCGAGCGTTTGCGGAACGAGACACCCGGCCGTTCTTCATGCTTTCCAGCGCACCTGGAACCGGAAAGACCTTCGTGTTGGGGGCTGCTATTCGCGAGATAAAGGATAATTATTTCGCCCGCAAGATCATCTACGTGACCCTCAATCAAGGGTTGATTAAGCAGATCAAACAGGATCTCAAGGCTTACAATATCGGCCCCGTGAAGTTTATCACCTACTCGGAGATGAAGGATCTCACAGCGGAAGACTCAGACGTGATAATCTTCGACGAAGCGCACGCGATCAAGAACCTGGCTGGAAGCGGATCAGAGCAGGCCAAGAAGGCTCAGGAGTGGATTCTTAAGACCAAGTTCCCGATCTTCTCAACCGCGACGCCGTTCGAGAACCCGACTCAGACAGCCTACCTACTGAACACTGGAATCTTTGATTCGTTCAATGGTGATTACAAACAGTTCGCTCTTGCGTACGGTGCGACACCGAGTAGGGACAGCGGAGGAAACATCGTCCGAACCATTTGGTTCCCAACTAAAACCAACGAGCAGGATCAAATTGCGGCGAGAAATTTCTTCCGCAAGGAGGGTATCTTTACGGCCCGAAAGACCCGGCTGCCAGCAAGCCAAGTTGATTCGCGCCTGGTGCCCATCAAAGGGGATGAAGAATGGACCAACACCTACAATGCGTTTGCGGCTGAAGCCGAGGCTCAAAAGAGCTCCCTCGATGGCACTGAAAAGATGTGGATCATCAACTACAAGAAGCGCCTGCTGGAAGCGTCTAAGATCAAGAACGCAATCAGCGAAGCACGCCGGGCCCTCAGTGCCGGAAGATGGCCGATCATATTCGTTGAGACCAAGGCAGAGAGAAGCATCGACATCCAAGAGCAGCTGAGGCTCCAGGAGCAATTCAAGCGAGCCAAAGCCATAGCAGATAGGACGGGAGGCGAAAAGCCGAAGCGTTCGGATTACGAAGGGTTGCTGTCAGACGGCATAATTAACGTGCTGGAAGCGACGATGGAGCGAATTGGCACGACCGTGATCTCGATACCGTCCGCTGAAGACGTGATCAAAAACGAGATTGGCGCCAACGATGTCGCGATCTTCACGGGTTCGGTGCCAGATGCGCGGGCCCAGAAGAATCTCGAACTCTGGCGCGGCGACAAGCCTATGGTCCTGGTCGCCACGATGGCCAAGGGCGGCACAGGGCTATCGTTGCACGACAAGACTGGAACGCACCAGACAACCCAGATCAACGTCAACTTGCCGTGGACCGCATCTCAGGTGGAGCAGGTGTCGCTGCGGTCTGCGCGCTACGGACTCAGAGGTAAAGCCCAGATGATGTGGCTCTTCGCGGACAACATTCCGTTTGAGCGCGAACTGGCGACCCGAGTTGGCGGCCGCATGAGGGACATGGGCGCGCTGGTTCAAGGGGAAGTAGGAGCTACTGCCACCAACATCAAGAACTTCAATTTCGAGGATGAGTCGTTCTCAGAGGCTAACGCTGCTGAGGCGGCCAAGAAGGACCTGACTAAGAAGGAACCGACACCTCCGGTTGCACCTACGCCTCCGGTTGTCCCCACGCCTCCAGTCGCGCCTACACCTGCCGCTCCTAAGAAGCGCTACAAAGCCCGCGCGTGGGCGTACAAAGGAGACATCCTTGATGACATTATCGAAGCAGGTGGCGTCATGTCTAAGTCACAAGCCAGGGCTGAAGGGCGCCTGGAGAGGATTAATGACCTCTACGACGACGCGCCTGTATTGGACCCGTACTTCAATAAAATCTTTGCAGGAGCGCGACGTAGAACAACGAGCCGGAATCTACCAGACATATTGCTCCAGGGGCTCGCCATGCAAAACCCTGGCAAGTACGGAGACATGAGTGTGTCTGAGTTCTGGGATGAAGTTAAGAAGGCAGCACGCGGCCGCAAAGGAGATGTTGCTGCCGCAAAGGAAGAAGCTAAAGCCGCCGCTGCCGGCGCCGAAGAGGCGATGGGCCTCGACGCGTTCTTACAGGCGCAGGATGATGCGTTCGTAGATTCTCAAACCGAGGGGAGGCAGAATGCTGGAGAACCAAATGGACCCGTTCAAATCTCTGTCGGAAGCCTTGCGATCGGAGACAAGTTTTCTGTCCAGGGCGAGTCGTTTGAGGTTACAGCTGTCACTCCAGATGGAGAGTACACGATTCGTGATGGCGACAAATTCGGAGTTCAACAGCTGACCGAATACGACACGCTGTTTGTCGATGAACCTCCTGATCGTGGAGGTGGAGATGCGTTTGAATTTCCTACCGAAGGGCCGGCTGCGCCCACCGAGCGTAAGCCACGTCTCGCAGCTGGACAGAACCAGGGAGACTTAATCTCCAGCACACAGGTCGAAGACTTTGCCCTGGTTGGAGAGAAGGGCGTAGACCTCGAAGCTCGTAAGCAAAAGGCCCAGGCCGCCGCACGTGCTGCTGCTGAAGCTAAGGCTGCCCAGGACAAGGCGCAGACGCAGATAGACCTCAGCGACGCCGTCGCCGAAGTCTCCGACGCTATCGCCCAGTTCGTCGAGTCTATCACTCCCAAGGCTGGCATCACTGAAGGCCCGACGCCCGAGGATTCTGCGCGCCGGGTTCTTGAAACCCTTACCAATCTGGCGTCCAAAGCAATCCTCTCCGGCATCCAGAGCGCCTCACGATGGGCGACCAGCCTGCAAATGAAGCTCAGTCCGGCGTTGCAGTACGCTTGGGACCGCGCTCAAGGATCTACGGTCGAGCCCACACCAGAGGTTATCGCTGATGTAGCCACCTTGCCGGAGCGTGCGAATAGCAGCGACTTCGGCATGATCTACAGTACGCCCGGCAAGCCTGTAACCACCAAGCGTGGCGCATACGAGGACACTGTCGCCGGCCGACGGTCTAGGACTCCTGAGGTTGTAAACGCTGGTATCCAGTTGGCGGTTGATGCGTTCAACGAGGCGGGGATTAAATTCCGCCAGGTGGGAGACACCCTGTTCGCGCCTGTCGATGGGGTTAACCAGGAGGATGCTGGAAGAAAGCTGATCGAGATCGCTAAGACAAAGATCACAGAGGCTAAGAAGCAAGGCCGCAGCGATACCATAGCGGAACTGATTCAGTCGCTACGCAACGACTTCGGAGTCTCTGAGGCATTCAGCCCTGATACCCGAGATGAACTCTACCTGATCGGTCAGTCTGAGGCGTCTGAGTTCGGCCGCAACCTGGCGAGCCTGAAGGCATCGGTGAAGGACTTCGTGGCCGTTGCTCGCAACGTGCGCGGATTCCTGACATCGGCCATCTACGACAGCTTTAATGGTGAGAGCATCAAAGGCGTGATGGATAAGATTATGACCGAGTTCCGTGGTCAGTTCACTGAAGCGGAGATCCAGAAGATCGTTGGCGAGAAGCCTGACCTCCAGGAGATGCTGAATCGGTTTGGAATCTTGGCGTTAGCCGATACCGGAGGCCGTGTGTATCGCACTGTCCAGGCGCGTCTGACGACCAAGAAGCCGACAACCCAGAAGGCGAAGGAACAACGCGAGATTGAGAATGAAGCTATTGAGCAGATTATCGAGAACGCTTTAGCCCTCGGGGTTACCGAGCCTCCCCAGCCTCCGAATCGAAAGCTCACTCCCGACGAGCGCCTCGCGCTGATGACTAAGCCTGCGACCCAGGCCAAGGTCCAGAAAGCCACCGAGGATGCAGTCAAGCAGGCCGAGTTCAACGCTGGATGGGCGGTTATGATGGCTAGCGCAGCCGGCAACGAGGAGCTTAGTGCTCAGTATCAGGAAGCTAAAGACGCCGGAGAAGAGCCCGATCCAGAGGCGATCGAGGAGGGTCTCGACCTCCCGAAGTACGCCCACTGGCGCACGATCCGCGACGGGTTCCTGAACTACTCGCCGACCACCCTGAAACTCGCCCAGGACGTAATCCGTGGCCGGTTCAAGGGGACGCAGTTCGGAACCAAGAAGGTCACCCCTCCGGCGCCTGCCAAGATCAACCTCGTTCGCCTGGTGCAGTCTCCCAATGCCGAGATGAGCCGCGTGATCGGAGAGCAGCTGGCCGCCATCGAAGGAGTGATGGACCTGGCCGGCGCGTCCCCCGAGGCTAAGGCCCGCGTGATGCAGATGGTTACAGCCAATGTGGGTTCTCAGATCCAGCTGGCCCGCCAGCGCGTGCTGAATAACTTCCTGGACGTGAAGGCCAAGACTGCTCCGATTGGTGCAAGTGAGCGTCTCCAGCGGCTGATCAACGCCGGAATCATCGAAGACCCGCGTTACAAAGGTGAGAAAACTGTCGAACTCCTCAAGCGTGTTGCACGCAAGTACATCACCAGCGATGAATTCAAAAATATCGCCACCAGCCCTCAGGATGAAAAAATTCCGGCCCTTACCGCTAAGTTCAACGCGATTGTTGGCGCTGAAAACCTAACGGACGAATGGATGCAAGGGGCGGTATGGACCTACCTCACCGAGCGGTTGCAGCAGACTGAAAAAGAAATTACGGGTAGGTTCTTTGATTTAACACCAAAGCCGGAACCGACAACAGCTGGAGAGCGACTCCGAAAGTTGATTAACGCTGGGATTGCAAACGACCCGCGCTACCAATCTGAGCCCACCCGTAAACTCCTAAAGCGCGTCGCTAAGACCTACCTGAAGGCCGACGAGCTTTCAGGCATGGCGACCAGGACTCGCGCCGAGAAGCTCGCGTTCCTCACCGGCAAGCTCAACCAGATCACGGCAGCTGAGAAGCTGACCGATGAGTGGATGCAGGGTGCGGTCTGGACTTACCTGACTGAGCGAATGATGGAAGCTGAGAACGCAGCGGTATCCCAGATCGTGGGCGCCAAGGACGTTAGCTTCGATCCAGCTCAGCCGAAGACCGACGCGCAGCTGGCGGCCGACCGGGCTAAGGCTGTCGATCGTTTAGCAGGCGGTATCCGTGCCGGCCTGCTGGACCAGCGCATCGCTGAGAGTGTCGCTAAGAACCCCGCGTTGCAGCGGTTGGTTCCCAAGATGAGTGACCTGGTGAAGCGGGTCCTGAACACCCCGCAGGCTGGCCAGGCAAAACTGGCCCAGGCGTTCTCAGAGGCTCTACTGGCTGAACTCGCAATCGACCAGGCGCTGGCCGACAAGACGGGCCTCGCGCTAGCCAAGGCATTCCAGGTGAAGTTTGAGCGGGCTCGCATCCAGGCACTCGACTTGGCGGTGAAGAATCTCACCCCGAAACAGCGTGAGGAAGTTGGCCCGGGTCGCCCCCTGTGGCAGAAGATCGAAGAGTTCGTGAATGCAGGAGGCATGAACTCAGCGGCGCTACTGCAAAGCATCGCCAAGAAATCAGGCTGGAAGGTGCCGACCGACGAAGAGGTTTCCCGCCTTCGGGACCTTGCGCGCCTGGAGCAGGAACTCAGCACGGCTAGTGAGGAGGAGATTAAGTCAGGCCAGACCGACGAAGATGTTGCTGCTAAGAACGCGGGCCCACGTCAAGACATCATGCGTGAGATCCAGATGCGCTGGGCGCGGATGACTATGCCAATCCGTGGCAACAAGCAGAACCTGGCCAGGGCGATCAACGAGGTCACCTCAGCTAACCTGCTGTTCAAGCCGAGCTTCATTTCCAAGCAGCTGATGGACGTTGCTACGCAGATGTTCTACTACACGCCGACACGTGCAGTAGGGGCGGCATGGGAGAGATTCAAGACCAGCCGTGATCCAAACCGAACAACTCGTCTGTGGAAGGATACCAGTAACGCGCTCGAAGACGCCTACAAAGCGCGCTTCAAGGCGCTCAACATGGCGCTGACGTCAGCACTAGAGGCTGCCAAAGGTCGAGCTGAGAAGGATACCATCATGGGTATCCAGAGCGGCATCCGAGCGCTAGACCGCGTTAACGCGCAGGCAACCGAGTATTACAAGAACGGAGACTACGCACGTGCTACTGTGGCTCGCCTTATCGGACTCACACAGCTGGCTTTCCGGTTCGCTTCATCCCTCGACGCGTTTCAAGGGGTCCTGGCCGAGCAGCAAGAGATCGGCGCGTGGACAGAGTCCCAGCTGCGTCTTCAAGGGATGGCGCCTGAGTTGGCTCGCAAGACCGCCAAGACCATCATTGGAGACGCGATAGCTGAGTACGCGTTAGCTCAGGCTGTTATCGCAGACGACCCTAATATCTCACCGAAGGAGCGCCGCGCCGCCGCATGGAACGTCGTGCGTTCCCGGCAGTACCAACGGATCGCCGCCGCTGGATTAGATGCAGGCGCGCTCAAGGAGATCACACAGGACCTCCGGTCAACCATCGGTTGGAACATCGAGGAGACCTCAGGTTTTGGTGGCTTGATCGGTAAGGGTATGAAGAACGCCAGCGATCTGATGGCTAAAGTTGGTATTCCTAATCCTGTCGGTCGGTTCTCAAACGCGATCGCAATCGGCATCAATCGGTCCCTGACGTTTGCCGGCGGTGGGTTTGTGCCAAAAGCCTTCGAGGGGTCTGCGTGGTACAATACTGAGGCCGACAAGGTTCAACGTAAGATCGAGGCTGCTACTGGACTTGGGCTCGCAGGGGCGCTTAGTGCGCTAGTTTTGTCCGGAGCATTGCGAGTCTTCACAAGGTGGCCTGATGACAAGGAAGAGGCTGACCTCTGGGAGCGCGAGGGCCACAAGCCGAACACCATGGAGCTTGACCTTGGGAATGGAAAAATACTCCGAGTGTCGCTTAACACTGGACCAATCCAGATCGCCCGGCCCGTGCTGTACGCCTTGGGAGAAGCATCTTACATTGTAATGCGCCGCAACCGGCTCAACCAGAAGGCCGAGGCCGCTGCTAAGAAGAAGGGCCTTAAGTTCGAGCCCCGCGAATTGACCGGAAAGGAAATCGGAGAGTCGCTGGCTTTTGGAGCCCTCTCTGCTGTGACTCAAGGCCGCACTGCTTCCGGTCTGATCGGCTCCGGAATGTATCGCGGAGCACCCGACATGGGTAAGATCGCCGCTGCTACCGTGAGCCCCCTGATTCCGTTCCAGCCTCTTCTGCGCGAGGCAACCGCTATGTCCGGAGCGCAGTTCAATCCCAAGAACCAGACGTTCATTAACCTTCTGGCGCCAACACCGTGGAGCGGCAAGGTTGACCGAAACTTCCTGGGAGACCCAGTGGGTACACCGCGCGCCCAGGAGCGCATCATGTCTATCCTGACCGGCGGCACCGCAATCGTGGGCGGCGAAGACCCTGATCGCGCTTACCGGGTGCTAGACAAGACTGGATGGACGCCGGCCACCCCTCAGAGCAACAAGTTCTTTCAGTTCGGGCGCGTGCAGCGCCAGGCCACACCAGAAGAGCTGACCAAGATGCAAGAGGTGCGAGCGGTCGAGCTTAAGACCCGCATCTCGCAACTCGATCCAGCTACGGCGACCAAGAGGCAGCTGGACCGCATCGAAGATATCGCGAACGAAAAATCGAAAAAATCAGTGGGAATCCGATAATCCTGTATTGACGTTGCGTGGCACTTGCCATACGTTGCCATACGTATGAGCAACCTATCAGTCGCAACACAGCAAGCACAACCTCTCAGCGCCTTCTCTTCAGAGAACGCGTTCGTATCAGTCCAACGCATGGCCAAGGCCCTTGCGTCCAGCACCCTCGTTCCCGACGCCTACCGGGGCGAGGCTAACCTCGGGAACTGCATCATCGCTTTGGAACTATCCCAACGCATTGGCGCCTCGGTCATGGCTGTCATGCAGTCCATGGTTCCCATCCACGGCAAGCCCACCTGGTCTGCTTCGTTCCTGATCGCCACCGTCAACAGCTGCGGTCGGTTCAGTCCGATGCGTTTCCGCTGGGTTGGAAAAGAGGGGACAGATGAGTGGGGCTGCCGCGCATTCGCAGTCGAGCGCGACTCGAACCTCGAACTCGTGGGCGCCCTCGTGAACATCAACATGGCTAAGGTCGAGGGTTGGTACGGCAAGTCTGGCTCCAAGTGGAAGACCATGCCGGAGCAGATGCTCCAGTACCGGGCCGGCGCCTTCTGGTGTCGTACCTACGCGCCTGAGATCGCACTCGGTATGCACACCTCGGAAGAGGTCCAGGACACCCCTGCGGCCCAGCAAGTGGTCCAGTCGGTCACCGTGAGTTCATCCATCATGGACGTGACTCCGACGCCTCCTGCGCCTGTTGAGCCCAAGCCGCGCAAGAAGAAGGAGGCCGAGGCTATTGCAATCGTGGAGCCGCCCGCTCCCGCCGCTCCTGAACCCGCACCGGAGATCGTTGAGACCGCACCCGCCCCGGTCGCACCCGTTCCCGCGCCGGAGCCTGAGCTTGAAACCGTCGAAGGGACGCTAGCATCCGCTGGGATTACCTACGAGCAGCTGGTAAAGCTGGTCATAGACCTGAAGTGGTGGGAAAACCCCGAAGCCTATCCCACGGTGGCAGACCTGCCTCCGGATATCTGCAACTGGATCATCCGGAATAAGCGCGGTATCGGCCGTGCAGTGGTGAAGGCGGGAATGAACGCGTGAAGGTAAACCCAGCTTGGCGCACCGCAGAATACCGATTCGATCCACCTATGAAACTTATCCACCCCATCGACGTAAACACCTACCGCAGTCACCCGGCGATCAACATCTCAAGCCTCAAGGCGTTCAGTCGGTCACCAGCGCACGCTCTGGTCGGCTTTGAGGAAGAACGGGAGACCTCGGAGGCTATGAATATCGGTAGTCTCTTAGATCACAAAGTCCTCGGGACGCCGTACCTCTGGACCACGTCCCCCTACGACGACTTCAGAACCAAGGAAGCACGCGCCTGGAGAGAGGACCAGGAGTACCGCCGGGTCACCGTGTTTAAGCAGGACGCGATCGAGACTGTCGAGCGCATGGTTAAGTCCGTCCGTGAACACCCGGTCGCCGGCCGCCTGCTGGCCGAGCCGGGTAAGGCCCAGGTCGGGATGTTCGGTGAGTTCGAGGGCTGCGACCGCAAGGGCCTGATCGACTGGTTGCCCAACACGACCCCGGTAATCGTCGATCTCAAGAAAACGAGGGATGCTAGCAAGGCTGGGTTCCGCCGGCAGATCGGCCAGCTGCGCTACGACGTGCAGGCGGCGTACTACCGGGACCTTTTCCGAGATATCACTGGCGAGACCCGCGCATGGCAGTGGATCTGCGTCGAAGACCAGGCGCCCTACGCGGTCGCTGTTTACCAGATGGACACCGAATCCTTGGACAAGGGATCAGCCACATGGCAGTCGTGGATTCGCCAGTGGATGGTGTGTGAGGACACCGACAGCTGGCCGGGTTACAACGGCGACTCCATTCAAATCATTCAATCCCCCGGCTGGATTCTCAAAGATGAAACTCTCCCGTGAAGCTATTGAACGCCTGATGGGTCCACAGCCCACGATCACCAAAACCGTTAAAGTCGAGAAAACTAAGGAAGGTTGGAGCCCGATGACCGAGAAAGAGAAGGCGGCCATCGAGCGGTTCGTAAAAGACAACCCCACGTTTTCATACAAAGAGCTATCCAAGAAGTTCGGCCGCGCTCCGAGCGTGATCTGTGGTCTGTGTAAAAAAGCTGGATTGAAGATTCAAAAGAAACGCCCATGAACTCACTCATTCAAAACGCAGTGGCCCGTGGATGGATTAGCTTCCCTCACCCAGCTGCGGTGACGGCACATCCAGACGTGGTCAAGGCACGCCTCAACTCGCCGAACTACAATGCCCAACGCGCCTGGAAACTGTGGAACGAAGGCCAGAGCTTGGCCTACGTGGCGAAGGCTATCGGCGTAAAGAAGCGGTGCGTGATGGCAATTATTGAAGAGGGGAAATCGAAAGCGAAGGAATCGAAATGAGTGATACAATCATCCTTGATAGCAAAAAGTGTAACGCAGAGTTACTCACAATCCACTCCGATGGACGCATCACTGTAGCCGAGCATCTTAAACCTACGGAGACAGCAGCCGAGGTGCTACGGATCATGCGAAAAACATGGATGGCCGACGCACAGGCCACCAAGATCCGCGAGCTTCAATCCGATGTGAACGAGCTGAGGGAGCTTGTCGAGTACCTGCAAGATAGGATCAAGCTGATGAAGAGTACTGGTGACGAACTGCTTGAGTGGCTGAAGGACGGTACTATTTCTGACTCAAACTATCGGTTGCTGGCCAATGCATGGCAGCGAGCAAAGGAGAACAAGCGATGAACTTGCACCTTCAGGAAATCGAATCGCTTTCAAACTCTTTGAGAGAACGCGAAAAGCACGTCACCGAACTCGAAAACCGTCTCCGCGCTCTGTGGGACAAGCTAGAATGGGAGAGGAAGTTCTACGATGAGCGCATCCGAGAACTCGAAATAGCTGGCAACGCAATGTACGCATTCATCAATCCTCCATCTCCGAGCATGAGGACCATCCGAATGGACAACCTGTTGCAGGGATGGGACGACGCTAAGATTGGGAAGGAGGCCAAGCCGTGAGCGATCATATTCCTGACGTCACGAAAATGATCGGTGAGACACCGAGGATGGACGTGGCGCTTCGTAAGGCACAGGAAGATTGCACTGAATCATATCTATTAACTGAAGGTCTGAAACTCGAACGCGAACTCAACGCCCTGACTAAGGAGCGCGACATCGAAAGCGAACGTGCGACGCATTATCGCGACAAGTGGCAATCCGCAGAAGCCCGCATTAAGCGGCTGGAGGAGGCGGGCGATGGTCTATGTTGCGGAGGTGTTAACATGAGCTGGAACGATAGAGTTGATAACTGGCGCAAAGCCAAGGAGGCCAAGCCGTGACAAATCAAAACAGCAAAAGCCTTTTCGATCAATTGGTCGAAGCTCAAAAGCGAATCATTGAGCTGGAAAACGAAGTGAACATGAAGCACACGCATCATGTTGTTGTAAAACTTAAGAACGAACTGAACCAAGCAAACGACAGAATCAAAACGCTCACGGCAGCAGGAGACATCATGGAGCCGTACGCTACTGAACAATCCGCTAAACTGTGGGCAAAAGCAAAGGAGACGAAATGACAAAACAAGAAGTGCTGAACGCTGCAAACGTGATGATTGCATACGCAAACGGAAAGAAGGTCGGAACTCGACCTACAAGATCAATGGAACCGTTGTTGGAAATTCTGTACGTCCCAACATGGAATTGGGAACAGAAGGAATACTTCGTGATTCCTGACGATTGTTCCAAAGAACTGGAAAACGATGATCAATCCAAAGCGCACAAACTTACAGAAGAAGAACAACGAATCCTTTTCCTAGCGGAGTCTCCCGATTGCAACCATCCACGCGAACTCCGCGCAATCGCCTTTCAGGTGCGAAAACTGGAGGATCGGATCAAGCAACTCGAATCCGAGAACGATGCACTCCGCGCTGATCTGTTGCTGTGGGAGGAGAAGGAGGCCAAGCCGTGAGCAAATACCCTAGGACTGACGCAGCCCGTCTAAAAGATGTCTGCCGTCACATGGCAATGGCGGAAGAATGCACTCGGATGGAGTACGAGTTGAACGAAGCAAAGGCCCGCATCAAGCGGCTGGAGGAAGCGGGGGATGCGCTGATGGAAATCGTCGAAGGCGCTCGCAGCGAGCGATGGAACGTGAATGGATTCAGGCTGAAAGATACGCCTGAATGGGTTCAGTTCTACGTTTCTTTTCGCAAAGCCAAAAGGTCCAAATGGAAGGAGGCCAAGCCGTGAGAAGCTCAACCGAAACACTGATCAAAGCCATGCGAATTGTGTCATCCGGAAATGACGGTGTTGTCTCAGCAGCAACTGCTGAGGCAGCACAGCGACTGGAGGAGCAGCAAGAGCGCATCACCCAACTAGAGCAAGAGAACGACGCAATGCGAGCGGATCTGCTGCTGTGGGAAAAGGAGGAGGTGAGGCCGTGAAAGACAGCCCTGCATTCATCTACGTCCACGCATTTAACGGTCTAATCCGCGTGGAAAGTCTTGATACAGCCAAGCACGTCGATCAAAGCCCAGAGTGGAAACACGTCGCGACAATCAACCCTCACGTTGTGCTGGAACAAATCCTCCGAGCGACAATCAAGGACAGGAACCTAATCATCAAACATCTACTGACATGACCTACTCCCAATCCGGACAAATTCCACACCACCAATACTGCTTCGTCGATGCCTCGTTTATCTCCAGCCGCACCGGCTTTGTTCCATGCGTCTGGTTTGGCTTGGTCTCGATTCCAGGTCGAATGTGGGGTTGCACCATTATGTTGGAATGCGGAGCGGTCTACCGGGCGGTGCCACCTCACGCGCTAGCATTCGATCTACAGCCTGAACTGGACTGGCGCGAATACCAAGCCCAACGCTGGGACTGCTACGGCCGGGAGTTCAGCACGATCGAATACACCTACCTCCGAGGCATGGAAGCCGTAGTGAAATGCTCTGACAAATTCAAGTACGGCATCTACATCTTCACAGCCGTACCCATCGACGACGGCTTCTCTCGGTATCCAGAACAGGCCAAGGAGTTCATGTTTCTGCGCGGTCACAATGGA